CGGATCGTAGTCACGACCGTCACGCGGAACAGGGATATGGCTTACCGCCTCCTTCACCATCTGCTCAAGCATCGGACGCATATCATCGCCCGTCACGCACTTCCGTAATACCACAGACAGGGAAGCCAGTTTCTCTTCAAACGCTTGTGCCTGCGCGGCCATCTTCTCCTCAAATGTGCGCTGTAAATCCGCCAGCACCGTGGCGAATTCTTCTCCCAGTGCACGAATAATGGACAGTTCCCGTTCCGTCATTTTCGCAGTATCCCCCTCAACATCGCTTTCACCGCACCATGCTCTGTTTCACTGATTGCCTTATTACCGTCAGATGCGCCGTCAGGCAGTTGGGCTGAAACTCTTTTCCCGGACGACGCAAACGGATCTTCACGGGCATCACGACGGGACAGCGCCTCCAGACTGTAGTTCTGCTGCTGAAGATACAGTGCATCACCGCCGGCAAGGGGCGGCAGGTTCTCACGTTTACGGGCCTCATTGGGCGTGAGAAGCGTATTTTTCACCGACTCACCCAGCGTTTTCATGCGCCGTTCGCTGTCCATTCTCAGCAGCGTGGTGACGTCAAACTCCGTACTCTCGTTTTCCCCCGTTTCCAGCGCCTCATCCAGTAACAGTTCAATGGACTCAATCAGCGTCTGCAGGCACTGGGAATAATACTGCTGCTCCAGCGCCTCCACGTTGTCACTGGAAGGCGGGTGGCCAACGCCAATCTTGTAGGCCGGGACACGGAACACCGAACAGACAATTTCAGCGGTCATCTTCAGTTGTTCCACCGTCTGCGCATCCACCGGTGAAAACGTCGTGGGGTTGTATTTTGCCCCGTTGCTCAGAATGGCCGTTTTCCCCGCATTTTCGCCGGTATACCCGCTGTCCCAGTTGCTCTTCAGTTTTTTCGCATTTTCTTCCGTAATACTGCCGGGGATCTCAATCACCCCGGACGGCCTGCCGCCATTTCTGAAAAAAGACGTCGAATTTTCCTGAATATGATGCCCCTGCGTGGCCGCCAGCCCGGCAGCATACACCGGCGGCAGCCCCACAAGCGGATGAAAAAAACAGTTAAACCGGTCGTGGATCACTTCCCTGGCAGGCACCGTCACCGCCTCCGTGATCCCGCAGTTCCGGTCCGGTGTAATGCGATAGAACACCTCGCCGTCATCCGCCACCAGAGGTTCAACCCGGCTCCAGTCCAGAATACGCAGTTCTTTGATCTGCCCCCGGGGGTTGCGGATTTTCAGCACCACCGTATTGCCGTGACGCAGTTTGGCGTTCAGCCACAGTTCAAAAAACTGGATACGATTCTGCTGTGCATTGGGACGACGACAGAGACGGGCAATATCCCCCTGCCGTTTTTCACGGCGGATCCCCTGTGTATCCGTCTGCATCAGGCGCAGTCGCATTTTGGCGATATCCTGGGATATCAGCGAAATGCAAGAAAACACCGCATGAAAGGAGAGGACACTTTCCGGATCGGCTTTCACTCCCTGCTGCCAGGCACCGGCAAAAGGCTCAGCCACCGCCTGAAACAGGCTGGTCCAGCCCACCTCTTTTACATCACGTCCTGATTTCTGGTTTTTTCGGGGTCGCCGCAAAAGGTTCCACATTCGCCATGCTCCGCATCACGTTTCTTTTTCTGACCTGCCGGACGTCGCGCCGTGATGTACTCCGCCTTCCCCAGGCGAACCAGCACCTCCGCACACGGCTGTGCCACATCACGGATATCCCCGGCCCGGGCATCATGCGTGCCCTGCAGATACTGGATTTTTGCCATCAGTTACTGCGGGAAGCTCGCGCCTCCCGCCCTCCTCATCAGACTCAGCCGCCGGACGCAGTTCCGTAGTTCACACCGGTGATCACCGCCACCGCCGCAGTACGGCGACGACGCCAGTTGATCCAGCGCTCCGCACGGATGGCCACGCTGCCGGTCTGGAACATGGAGACCAGCTCCACCGGTGACGGTGTGCTGCTGTCGCTGGTCGGTTCAGACTGCATCTCCAGTGACGCTTCACGGGACATATCCACCGCCACACCACCGTCATCAGCCAGATAAATATCCGGCGCATTCACCAGTACCAGCTGGTCACCCACATACTGGGAGACAATCACCGGCAGCCCCTGGAAGGTCCCGCCCAGCAGGGTCATGTCCGGATATTCCTTCTGCCCCAGCGCATTTTTACGCATGGACAGCGCCAGGGCATTCGTGCTGGACATCAGCCAGACCGCACCGGTGGGCTGCAGATTTGCCGTCACAAACTGGCCAAACGCGGCCTCGGCATCCGCATCCGGATTACCGCTTGACGCCGTGCCCTTCACATCATGGGTGATGGACGCAGGGGAGACATCCGCCACCGCCGCTTTTTTCGGATCAACAAAGTCTGTGTCCAGACGTGCCACCACCGCCTCTGCCAGCGCATTACGGACCAGTGCATCAGCAGCCGGGCTGGAAAAACGGATCAGCTCTTCCGTCAGTACCGCAATGGCCGACACCTTCGCATGACTGAAGGTAATGGATTCAAAATCAAACTTCGTCAGCGGTCTGGCCTTGCCCTCACCCACCCAGCCTGCAGCTCCGCCGGACACCTGGGCATGCACACGGATATTGAACGGAACCTGACGAAGGGCCGGGATCCCCCCCTGACCAAATCGCCCGATAATGGTCTGCGGACGCAGGTAATCAATAAAGTCCTGCGCATATTCCTGGTATTCAGACAGGCTGCCTGCCCACTGTGGATCTGTGGTGGTCCCCGCCCCCACCGCCGATTTCAGAACATGATGCAGACGGCTGTCATCCGGATACTGACGGCGGGCCACTTCCAGGGCTTCGGAGCGGACACCTTTAGCCGCGGCCAGCGATTTGGCAAAACGTGCGAAACCAATCCCCTTATCCAGTTTCTGCTCCACACGGATCACCGGCGCAGAGGCCACCGTCACCACGTCACCGTTACCAGCCTGTTTCACCGGCTGTGCCGTGGCGGCCTTACCGGCTTCCAGTTCACGCAGGCGCTTCAGGTGAGCATCCACCTGACGGATTTCCGCCGCGGTGTTGTCGTAGTGCTCCTCCTCCTCCACATCCAGCGTGCGGCCTTCCTCTGCGGCTTTGTTCATGATCTCCTCAAGGGAGGCTGCCAGCGCCGCACGCTTGTTTTCAAAACTTTTAATCTGTTCACCAATATTCATTGCTGACTTTTCCTTATGAAAAAGGGTTTTTGACTGTGCCGAAGCGCCGGCAGAAGATGCTGTTTTCACCACCGGTTTCCGGTTGCCGGACGCGGCAGAAAACGGTCGGTCGAAAGATTTAATGGTCTGGATGGTGCATTCCGCATTCGCAGGAACGGTGACGGCAGATACCTCCATCAGCTCCCAGCGCAGAAAATGCATTCCGCCCCCGTCCAGAAAGGTGTATTCATGGGCCCGGAAGCCCACAGAAAGCCCCCTGACCAGCCCGGTCTTAATGGCTGCCCATGCCTCATCCAGTCGGGCTGCCAGTTGCGACGGCATATCCGGTACGGGCTTCACCAGCGTTGCCGTGATTTCCAGCCCTTCCCTGCCCCGACGCACCGTACACTGGCCTACCGGGCGGGAATGGTCATGCTGCCAGAGAAACGGGATCGCACTGCCGAACTCCGCCCCCTCCGGCTCCAGGATGTCACCATCCCGATCCGGAGAAGGCGTTGACGCAATCCCGGTGATCACCCGTTCATCCTCACTGAAGGATTTCACCGTCAGCAGGGAACAGGCCCGTTTAAGAGTCACATCAGCCTCCTGAAAATAAAAAAACCGCCGGAGCGGTTCATGATGGTTACAGGGTGAACAGGGTTATATGAAAAAAACCGCATATTCTTTCTTTTTCGGTTCCGGGTTGAGGGACATCAGGGAGACCGCATTGAACAGCGCCATCAGCGGGTCAATTTTTCCCCGTCCACTGGCCTGTTTGGTGATAAGAATGGCGTTACCTTTAGGCTCCACCCGGGCATTGCCGACACACCAGGCCATCAGGGGCTGGTCACCGTGAATCAGCACCCCTTCAGCCAGTTTGCGCTCGGTGGTTTTGATGGCCCCACCCAGTTTCCAGCCCTGGCTTATCCCCACCACAATTCCTTCAGGGATCCCGGCTTCCGCCAGTGAATCCAGAATCTGCCCCACCCCTGACGGGTCAATACCGATATGGTCCAGTAACTCAGCCTCATGAATGCGACGCACATATTCCGCCACTTCCGCCGTGTCATCCCCGACACGCCGGACAATGGTCATATCTCCACAGGCAACAAGATCCTGAAACCGGGACGCCTCGCTCTTCCGTCGGACCACCGCGGTTTCATGCGCCCAGGCATGGCCCCAGCCCAGCCATTCGCGGGTCTCCCGGTCACGCCCAATCACATACATCCCCAGCAGATCATCCAGCCCTCCGCCGTCAATCCCCACTGTCACCACATCAGCACGCAGCAGGATATCGTCCAGGCTGATACAACGGCCCTGCTCTTCCCAGAAATCCGCCCCCGCCCAGCGGTCAGAGCGCAGGGCAAGACCAATTTCCACATTGGCGTGTTTTGACATGAAGCCCCGGAATGTCTCTTCACCGGCTTCCCTGGCTTTTCGATACTCCCGGTACAGAAAGGCCTCATCCACTGAATAGCCGAGATTCGGATTGACCATGGCGAGGTTTTCCATCAGCAGGTGAGCCCCGCTTTCCACCATTTCAGGAGGGTGTTCAAAGATCACCGGCAGAAAGTGCGGATCATGAATTTTGCCGTCGCGCACATCCCGGGCGTACTGCAGTTTCTGTCTGAACACCCCGGCGGGAGGTTCATTCGACTGGGTGGTCGTATACACCACAAACCCTTCCGGGCGGGAGGCAAGGCCACCGATGGCTTCACGTAACATGTCCTCCGCCTTGTACTGCTTGCCAAACAGCCACAGCTCATCAATCAGCGTACCCACGGACTTGATACCGGACACCGTATTCGGATCGGCTGCCACCACCTTCAGGGTGGTGTCTGTCACCCGGTGGGTGATGGTCCGGATATGTGTCTGCACCTGACAGAGGTCATCCAGATCATCGTCCCGTCGTACCATATCCCTGGCAGGGTTGAAGGCGTTGGCTGCCACCTCCACTGTCGGGGCCAGAATGGTGTAGCCCGCCGCCTGCCGCCAGTTCAGTAACAGTGCAGTCATCATGATCCCTGCGGCCAGCGTGGACTTCGAGTTTTTCTTGGGGATAAGGATAAAAACTTCCTTGATATGGCGTACACCAGTCTGCGCATCGTAGGAGCCAAACAGGGCCGCCACCAGGTCAAACACCCACGGTGCACAGGACTCCCCGAACGTCGGGCTACCCGGTGCATCCACAATCCGCAGTTGTTTAAAAATCGCCAGTGCATGTGCAGCCTGGTCCGGGTAAACCGGAGCCGGAATAATCGACAGCCCCTTTTTCAGGCGCTCTGCCCAGTCCGGGCAGGCAGTGCTCCATACAGGTATCATCCGTTGCCCTCATTATCGTTATTCACCACCAGTCGGGGTGGCGGTGGCACCGCAAAACGGTTAGCCGCTTTTTTCGCGGCATCACCTTTTGCCGATTTTTTCCCGGTATCCCCTTTTTTATGGTGCGTGAACTGCGCCAGTCGCCAGGCCGCATCCAGTGCCAGTTTCGGATCAATTATCAGGTTTTCCACAAGGATCCTCCCCATTGCTTTTACCGGATCTGGAAGACCGTCTTCCATGTAATCAATACCGGGCAGTGGTGAGAGGTTTTGCCCGTCATCAGGCGGCAGTGAAACCGGGGAGTTCTTTTCAGCCGGAGGGGCTTCCTTATGGCACTCCTCCGTCTGCATCTTTTTCTGCCGGTAAACAGGAACCTCATCCAGCTCCACCGTCTCGCATTGTTTACGGGCTATAAACGCGAGCACTTCCGGATCTTTTGCCAGTTGTGAACCTTTAACCCTGGCCGTCTTCGCCGAATAACCGGCAGCAATGGCTGACGCCGTTTTGTTTTTCCCGGACATGAGCGCCAGCGCAAATTTTCGTTTTTGCGTCGTCAGCACCGTCTCCTCCCGGGTTCAGAACTCACTCAGCCGGACATGCTTCAGGCCGTTTTATCCCGCCTTTCATGCCCCCGAATGTTAACTGCTGCCTGGTTAACATTTGCTGAAAAAGCCAGTTAACATTTTTTCCGCACAACAAACTGAATAATAAAGATAAAAACCGCAAAAATGCCCGGACAGCCAGTTAACATGTTAACTGCCCTGAAACGGGAATTTTTTCTCTGCGTGAGAGGGGGGGCGGTGTCCAAAGCGATCTTTTTTTACGCCGGATGATACCCCCCCCGGGTCGGGTTACAGTCCGGTGATGTCGTCCGCTCTGCCACTACCTCCGGACACCTCCGGCAGCGTCGGGTCTGGCATACCAC